CAGCTTGCCGGACTCATCGAGGTCCGCCTTATCCTTGAGTGCGGCGTCGACTTTATCCGCGTTCTCATTGAGGTCTGCAATGTCCGCGAAGTCTTCCGGCGCCGGCTTTTTCAGGTTGTAGTTGTCTGTGTAGGTAGCCATTAAGTAAGTACCTCCTCCTTCAAATCTTTCCACGTGAGCGGCTTGACCTCGCTCCATTTATAGGGCTTGACCTTAGCCCACGTGTTATAAAGAAGCTCTACCGTAAAGACCATGTTGTACGGCAGAATGCGCTCAAGCGTCTCGGAGATAATCGTCTCCTGCTTCTTGACGCCGAGCGCGACTTTCACATTGACGGTAAAGGTCGCCGTCGTGATAGTCAAAACATAACCTCCCGCCCCGCAGAGAGACTCAAGCAGAGCGGCGAGGCTTTTCCTTGTGTAGGGAATATTTTCGTTGTACCGACTGAGCAGCCGGAGCTTGCGGTCGTCAAGAGTATCGGTCGCGAAGGGCGTGATACCCAGCATTTTCTCCCGGCGGGCCACGCCGTTCTCGGTAGCCTCAGAGATAAACTGGTCGTTCATGCAATCCTCGCAGGCGTCCCAGATAGCTTGTACCTCCGGGGTCTCCGCTTCCATGATTGCCCGCATTTCCTGCACGTCTTTCAGCACGTCTGGAAGATACTCTTTGAGGTCGATGGTCCTGATGTTGTTGAAATTACGCATTTGTGAACGACCCCCTCACCGCAACCGCGTCCTTATCGAGCGTGAGATTTCCTGCCTGACCGTTCAGAGTCGTGCCGGAAATATCGACAATACCGGCGAGCGCGAGGAGTCTCGACTCGATTTGCGATACGCGGACAATCAGCCCTGCCTCTTTACTCCATGTCGAATTGAGTTCGAGATAGTAGGCGTCAAGAGCGCTCTGAATGTACGGGAGGCACTCGGTCAAGTTCCAGCCGGAGGCGAAAGTCAGGGTCGTAGAGATATTGACCGTAGTACCTGCTGCGCCGACGACCGTAACCTCATGGTCAATAGGGGCAAGACCGATACCGTCGCCGCTGTTCTGTGTCGGGTCGATGGTCGTCTGCACGGTATTGATAAGGGTATCGGAAGGCGGTTGGTAGTCACTTCCCGTAATAACGAGCTTGACCGTTCCGGGACCTTTCCACGCACGGTAGGGCTTGCACCCGCCGACGCCCGGCAGTGCCTCGGTGACTTCGATATACTGCCCGCGGTTGAAGCCGTAGGACTGATTCTCAAAGCTGTTGAGGTAGCGCAGTCTCAGGGTCTCGGTCGCTTCTTCGTCTTCACCGTTAATAACGATACTCGTCAGCTCCGCGGTCGCGAGTCCCTCGATATACTCGATGGGAATAAGCTGACCGGTGTAGCCGTTCGGGTCCGCACCGGCGGTCTCACAAGTAAGGTAATACTTGAGAGACTCGATTTTCTCGGTCACGGCCCAGTTGTATTTATCGCAGGAGAAGCGCGTGCCGACAGGAATATCCATACTGAACTCGCCGATACCCACGGCGCAGGTCGCCGGCAGAGGCGTGATACCGCGCTCAGCGCAGCGCATGATAAGGTAGTCTCTGCTTGCGGTGTCTGCGAAGGTCTCATTGAGTACAGTATCGAGAGCCACATAAATCATGGCGCTCTCAAGGGAGTTCGGCGCAAGCGCATCGAAAATAATCGAGCCCTCGCGCTTATCAAGGCTCGACGCTACGCGGGCGAGTTTCTCTTGAAGAATCGCCTCATAGGTTTTATCCTCATACATCGGTTTCCACCTCCAAATCGCCGAAAATGCTATGCACGGTAAAGGTGACGTGCACGGTCTTTTTTCCGGTCTCAAACTCGAAGCCGTCTACTGCGGTGATTCGGTCGTCCTGCAGTAGGGCCTCTGTAATGCAACGCTTAATCTCTGGAAGCGCATACTCTTTCGGCTGGCCGATAAGCTCGACGAGCTCAACGCCGTAGTTCCATGAGTAAATGAGATAGGCGTATCGCTCCGTGCTGAGAATCAGGTAAATAGCCTGCCTCAGTGACTCGAGCTCGTCTACCATGCCGCGAATGCGCCCATGCTCAATATCCAGAGCGTAAGTAAGACTCGGTTGAGTCTCGACCTCAAGCGTCAGGAGGTCATTGTCTACTTTCGGTATCATGTAGGCGCCTCCACTCTGTCTATGATAATAAACTTCTGCCCGCCGTCGGTACGGAGAAGCAGCACCTGCTCGCCGGCTTTCAGTCCGAGGTGGACCTTGAAGGCCTTCTTGCCCTTATAGGCATGCTTGTGGCTCGCAAATGAAGCGTCTCCGCTTCCACCTGCGGTATTTTCGGTCTGATGGTCTACCGTCATATAAACGGTATAGTCCCGGACCGCATTCGTTAGGATAAGCTGCGCCGCGGTGAGCTCGAGTTTCTGGTCGACCTGCACCTTGAGCGGCGATACGCTCGTCACCTTGCCGAGAACGAAGGCGAAAGGCTTTGCGGCATTGACCGCCTCAAGCGCGGCGCGTTTTACGTTTTCTAAAAAGCCGTTCATATCAAGTGACAAATGTACCACCTCGCAATTTCAGGTCCATCAGGTGCTGCTCTTGCTTGAACTTATGCGTCACCGATTCGACCAGTAGGTAGCTCTGGACGTTGATGTCTCCGAGCCCCAGCTTAACAATAACGGACGAGCCCGCCCGGACTCTCGTATCGCCGAGCGCGTCGGAGATAGAGAGCGAGCGGGTTTTTGTGTTGTAGAGCTTTAGGAGAGCCTCTGCCTTTGCCGCGCCGCTTGCGGAGAGCTCGACGGTATCGGTGTATTGCAGAAGGCCCCACTTGTTGATATTCGAGCTGTCCTTCGCAATGAAGATTTCGCGCTTGCCCGAATCCTTGTTCTCAAAGGTAATCTTGATTTGGTTGTAGGTCTGCTTGTCGATGGTGCTCGAATAGGAGTACTCGCCGATAGTGTCGGCGTCGATAAGCAGATTCAGCTTCATGCTCTCAATGTCCTGCAGCGTCAGCTTGCCGACTTTATCGTAGAGCACATAGAGCTTAGTTTTCGCCCGCAGTGTTTCATCAAGCGCATTCTGGGCGATGTCAAAGAGCGTGGCGTTGTCCTCCGTCCTCGAGGCGATAACGTACCCCGTGTCCTCAAGCGCTCCCACGCTGAGGCCGAAGTCCTCGGCTATCATCTTGATAACGTCGCTCGCTTTCTTGTTCGAGTAGACATAGGTGTCCTTATTCTTGAAGTAGCGGAGCTGGTCGTAGGCGGTAACCTCGATAACGTTCGGCGTGCGGCCTGAGCGGCTCTTTGTAAAGACAAAGCCGTAAAACATGTCCGTCCCATCGACGGACAGCTTTACGGCGTCTCCTTCCTGAAAAGACAAGACGGAATCCTTTACCACGGAAAACTTGAGCTTTCCGGGAGAGCCTTTGCGGTCCCACGAAAGGCTGATACCTTCCTCAACGATGGGGTAGAGAATCGTGCTGCCGCTCTGAATGATTAAATCTACTTTACTCATGGAATCGTCAACACCTGCCCCGGGTAAATAAGGTTAGGATTCTTTATCTTGCCCTTATTCGCATTATAGATTTTTGTGTACTGCGCTCCGTTGCCGTAATACTTCTTCGCAATGTTCCAGAGACAATCGCCCTTCTTTACGGTATAGGATTTCGTCTTAGGCTTGCTCGAAGTCTCGCGCTTTTTCTCCTCCTTAATAGTCGGCTTGCGCGCAGCTGCCGCTGGTTTCGTAACCGTGACGGTCTTCGTCGCATAGTCGATATACTGCTTGAGTGTTACCGAAACGGTCACGTCAGGGCCTTTTGTGGCGTCTTCTGTGATGTTGTAGCTCTCAAGGCTTACTTTCATATTCGTGTCGAACAGAAGTCTCCCAGAGGGCGACACACGGCTCACGATGAAGCGGAACGGAGTCTTGCTTGTCATGTAGTTCTCGAAAACACTGAGGTAGTAGTCAGGCCTGCGAAAGGAGTCCGCAAAAGAGTACTGCCCCAGCATAGGGAGAACAACGTCAAAGCTGATTTCGGTTAAGCTGGGAGAGCGCAGGAAGTTTATATCGCCCTCATTGACAAGGGTAAGCGTTTTGTTGTTCCCCTTGATTTTGGTCGTCAGCTTCTGCGGCGTAACCGGTAGAAGCAGACGCCCGAAGTAAAAGCTATACATTATTCATGCACCCCCTCAGCAGCGACCTCGAGTGCTTCCGCGAAGCCCTCGGTCAGAGTATT